AGAGCCTTTGTGATCAGAGCAAATTTGGATCTTGACGAATTAACTGGAACAGCAGGCGCACCTGGTGGTAGACCTAATGACGGTTTCTTTTGGTTAGATCTTTCTACTTCCGCTTTTGGAATAAAAGAATGGAACGAAGCTACGCAAACCTTTACAGTGCAAACACCAATTTTTGTAACATCAACTGATGATGTCACAGGGAATGCACCAAAAACAACAGTAGGATCTATTGATGATTATGCTATTGTGGCAACAACTCCATTCAATAGACTGTATTACAAAACAAGATCAAATACTTGGGTGCAGGTTGGATCAGCTGATTCAGCAACAAAAGATGCATCATGGTCATCATCACATCCAACAATCAAAGGTACAGCCACAAACCCTGCACTAGCAGATGCAACCATTAACATTAACGGTAACAACATCATACTTGGTGGCTCAGTAACCACAGCGGCAGCGGCAATCAATGCAGGCGGCATCGAAGGTGTGGCAGCTGCGGCAGTTGATGGCAAACTTGAAATATATGGTATTCCAACAGCATCAGGAGATGACTCATCAACTACAGCACAAGCACGTTCTATCATTATTACATCTGTAGGTGATTCAACTGTAGACGGTTTATCACTGCTTGGCATCACAGGTGGAAGATACTTCCTACCTAAAGTGTTCATTGGGCAACACACTCAAGATCATGGATTTAGAACAAGCGATACAAAACCAAGACCATCAGGTTCTATTTTTATACAAACTACTGAACCAAACGGTGGCGCTAATGTAGTTGTTAAAAAATATTCAGAAACAAACGGAGCATTTGAAACAGTTTCAGCGCCTATGTTTAAGTCACAAGAAAGAGCATTAAAAGATCTTGACGGCACTGGTGGCGGAATAAATCTTTCAACAAATGATCTATTTGTACAGGTAAACGTTGGTGAATCAGAATGGGATGATTCAACTGCAACATCAGGGGAACTTGTTGATTATGTTGTGTTTAAACGTGCAGTTGGCTCAGGAACAGCAACAGTTATAACTTCCAACAAGATTACAACAAAATCAGCGGCTGGTTTCTCCAACGGTGACACAATTAAAATGGCAGAAACAAAAATCTCTGGCACAACAAAAAATCCAACTGTGTTACTGAATCAGAAAACTGTAAGCATTACAGGTGAAGACGCAGATGACTTTGTCACAGCGATATCAGCTGCAGGCTTTAGCCACATATCTGCTTCATATGATGCGGCAACAAAAAGAATTGCATTACAGCATGATCAAGGTGGAAATATTTACTTCACAGATTCAAGCGGTACTCCTATGGCAGACTTAGGTTTTGGAACTGCTAAAGCAAATTCATATGGAGCTAATTTAGATCTTACAACAGAAAAAATAGCAAACTTATATGTTGCTCCAGCAGGTGATAAAGATGATTATTCAACTGACTTTCTTGCAACAGCAGATGAGGCAACAAGAACATTTGAATTTTTAGCGTCTAACTGGACACCAGTACAAAATGTTCCAGATTCAGGCACAACATATACTCCAATACAATCAGTAAACGAGCCAACAAAAGATCCAAAGGATAGACAAAAATGGTTTACAACTGAAATTGGTGAAGTTGATATTCTTATACACAACGGTACAACATGGACTGGATATCAAAATGTTACATCAGATGCAAGAGGCTTTAACTTATCAAACACAGATCCAAATGGCGTAATTATTTCAGCCACTGAGCCTACAACACAAACAGATGGCACAGCACTTGTCAACGGTGATCTATGGTTAAGCACAGCGGACCTTGAAACATATCCTAAACTATACAGATACGATTCATCACAACCATCAGGTCAAGAGTTTGTGTTGATTGACAACACTGATCAAACATCACAAGATGGTATACTGTTTGCAGACTTTAGATTCCATGACAATGGCACAAAAGACGTCATAACTGAAGAAACATTAATTACAGACTTACTGACATCAACATACTTAGATGTTGATAAGCCGGATCCTTTATTATATCCTAAAGGTATGTTAGGATTTAATCTAAGAAGATCAGGCTACAATGTCAAAGAGTTCCGAAGCAAATACTTTACAAGGACAAACTTTGCAAGCACAACTGACTTTCCAGATCTTCCAAGTGAAACAGATGCTTGGGTATCAGTATCAGGATTGAGAGCAGATGGTTCTCCATTCATGGGTAGAAAAGCACAAAGAAATGTTGTAGTTGAAGCAATGAAATCAACTGTTGAGGCAACTACAGAGTTAAGAGAAGAGCAGAGAGAGTTTAATATACTTGCAGCTCCTGGATATCCAGAATTGATTACTAACTTGGAAACACTAAATGCAGATAGAAAAGAAACTGCTTTTGTGGTAGGTGACACTCCATTTAGGCTTGCTCCTACATCCACTGATGTAACAAATTATGCGAACAATACAGCAGGCGCAGCTGACAACGGTGAAGATGGACTTGTAACAACAAATTCATTTACTGGTGTGTATTATCCATCAGGACTGACAACAGATCTTAACGGCGAATCAGTTGCTGTACCACCATCACACATGATGTTAAGAACAATTGCATTCAATGATCAGGTTGCGTTTCCATGGTTTGCTCCTGCAGGTGTTAGACGTGGAGTAATTGATAATGCTTCCACAGTTGGACATATCAACTCAGAGGGCGAGTTTGAAACAACAGCGGTAGCAGAAGGATTGAGAGATTCATTGTACTCTGTTAACATCAATCCAATATCGTTTGTGACTGGAGCAGGATTAGTTGCTTTTGGACAAAAGACAAGACAACTAACAGCATCAGCACTTGATAGAATAAATGTTGCAAGACTCACAGCATTTGTAAGATTAAACTTAGATAAAATTGCAAGACCATTTATCTTTGAACCAAACGATGCTCTAACCAGAAATGAAATCAAACAAAGTATTGAATCATTTATGTTGGAACTAACAGCACAAAGAGCTCTAAATGACTTTGCTGTTGTATGTGATGAAACAAACAACACACCAGCAAGAATAGATAGAAATGAATTGTATGTAGATATTGCTATTGAACCAATCAAAGCAGTTGAATTTATCTTCATACCAGTCAGACTTAAAAACACAGGAGAAATTGCAACTTCAGGGCAGTAGCCTTTAAAGGTGCAAACACAAAAAGGAGAAAATGAATAGTAAATATTCATACTAGGAGATAAAACAAAATGTCAGTATCAACACTTTCAAAATTTACAGTACCACTAGCTAGTGATCAGTCATCTGCATCACAAGGCTTATTGATGCCAAAACTACAGTATCGCTTTAGAGTGGTTCTTGAAAATTTCGGCATATCAACTCCTAGATCTGAAATTACAAAACAAGTAGTAGATTGCACAAGACCTAATCTTACATTTGATCAAATCACACTTGAAGCATACAACTCAAGGGTGTACATGGCTGGTAAACACACATGGGATCCTATCACACTTAATGTAAGAGACGATGTCAACAACGAAGTATCTAAACTTACTGGTGAACAATTACAAAAACAATTTGATTTCTTTGAACAGTCATCAGCGGCTTCAGGATCTGATTACAAGTTCACAGCAAGAATTGAAATACTTGATGGTGGTAATGGAGCCAACACTCCAACCACACTTGACACATTCGAATTATTTGGTGCTTACTTAGATAACGTCCAGTATGGCACACTTGCTTATGCAACATCTGATCCAGTACAGATTACTATGTCCATTAGATATGACAATGCAATCCAAGCTCCTAGAGGCACTGGTATCGGTACAGCAGTTGCAAGAACAGTATCAACAGCAGCTACAGGCGGCGGTATTTAATCTTAGTATACCTGTTTTTTTAGAGCCATAAATATTACAAATGGCAAACTGGCGTTCTAATTTTCTTAAAACATTACTACAAGGCGATCATCTAAAAGATTATCAACATGCGGCAAGACTGTACACAGACGATCTTTTTAGATTGTCTCCAAAAAATCAATTTTTATATCACACAGTATTTGAAATAAATCCAGAGGCAGTTGGCTCATCACTTACATCAACTGAAAAATTAGAACTAGGCATGATAGTAAAGCGTACTGATTTGCCACAGTATTCGTTCAATGTGGAGCAAAAAAATCAGTACAACTTTAAAAACTATATTCAAACAGGAATCACATATCAACCAGTAACTATGGAGCTACACGATGACATGGGAGATGTTGCCACAGCATTTTGGAAATCATACTATCAACATTATATTGTTGATACAAACATAGATCCAATCCTGTATAATAGCCAAACTTATGGTCAAAATTATTCACTGAGATGGGGAAGAGATGTTGCAAAGCACAATAAATTTTTTAAGTCTATTTCAGTTTTCCAATTAGCAAGAAAACGTTTCACAGAATATCAAATGATGAATCCCGTAATCAACGATTGGTCAAACGGAAACATGGCTCAAGATGCTGGCACCGGAGTTAACACGCACTCCTTCAGTATATCATATTCAGGAGTGTTGATGCGTAACGGAGCAGTAGGGATTGATCCGCAAGGATTTGCAACATTTCATTATGATAAATCTCCATCACCAAACAGGGGCGGCGGCGACAGTATTTTTGGCGCATTGTCAGGCGCAACATCAACTGTAAGTTTACTACAATCAGGAAATGTTATTGGAGCAATTCTATCAGGTGCCCAAACTTATGAAAAAATAAAATCTGGACGTGCAACTAGAGGGACCAAAGAAGAAATAGTAGGAGTAGTGAAAGATGTAATTCGAGGAGGCTTCAATAATCTAGGAGCAACATCTAAGCCTGGCATTTCATTCCCACAAAACCTAAATAAAAAATCTTCTTTTGTTACCATAAAAGATGCCAACAAAAAACAAACTACAAACAAACAAGGCACAGCGTACGGTGAAGTGGACGATCAAATTGTGTTAACACCAAGTCAAACTAAAAACTATATCAGCATTGATGATAATGCAAAATTAAAACTTGCAAAATATATCACTTTCAAAAATGATAAAAAATTAGACATCAACAATATAGAAACAGAATGGTCAAAATTAACGTCTAGCCAACAACAAGCATATTTGGATGGAGCGCCACTAACTGCACAAAACCTGACAAGTCAAGGAATATTACAATACAGTGTGGATAAAAATACATACAACAAAGTGTTAGAGATACAATAATGGCAATAAAAGAAACAGATAACACAACTAGATATACCAATCTAGCTATTGAAGATCCTAAAGGCGCACAAGAAATTATACAGTTTTTATCTGGCATCACTGATGACCGTTTAGAATTTAATGCTTCAGAATATGATGCGGTTGTTGGATTTTTTGAAGGCAAAGACTATGATAGGCAAGCTGCTGAATCACTTGCTTATATTATATTAAGACAGGCAAAAATAGACAACGTCCCTGTGTTTGAAATCCTACAATCATTGTCGAAAGTTGCTCCAGTGACACTATCCCAATTGGTTACAGAAATCCTAAACAGCAACAGATACAAAACATCAGTGCTTGGCTTTAGGAACGAACGCACCACGCTGGATCACATCACTAGAAACATCAAGGCATAAAATGAATCGTTGGTCCCAAGGATTGTACCAACCGAAAAATCCTAGCAAGTATGTTGGTAAAAAAACACCTAAGTATAGATCATCTTGGGAATGGGCATTCATGCGTTTTTGTGACAACAATCCTGCAGTGACACAATGGGCATCAGAATCAATACAGATTCCATATAGACATCCGCTGACAGGAAAAAACACAATTTATGTGCCAGATTTTTTTATTGTGTACAATGACAAAAAACAAAAAAAAGTTGCTGAACTAATTGAAGTCAAACCTAATAATCAAGCTAAATTTGAATCTGTAGGCAAAAATGCACAGAATAGAGCGGCGCTTGTAGTTAATCGAGCAAAATGGGAAGCTGCCAACAAATGGGCCAAAAACAAAGGCATTCGATTTAGAGTGCTGACAGAGAGTGATATCTTTAAATAATATTATGCCTAAAGATGATGTTGAAGTAAATGTGCGTGAACTGTATGAAGCCATGATAAAAGCAGTAAAATTAAGAGGTTATGATCGTTTGGTAAGAAAACAAAAACATGTGGCCAAACGCAAAGGTAAAATAGATCACAGAACAGGACGTCCAGGCAAGTCAAAATGACTAAAAAACTTGAAGAAATATTTGATTTAGAAACTTCAGATGACCAAACATCAATGACTGACAAATTAGATAAAGAACAAGAACATAAGGACGATAATGAAGCCAATAACCTATTAAAAACCAAATTCGACTTAGACAAAATTGATGCCGCACTGCCACAAGTAGATGGCCTTGCTGAAGACTCCGAAATTGATCAATACGCACAAGAGGCCTTTCAAGCATACAAAGATCTAATGGATCTTGGCATGAATATAGAACCAAGATTAGCAGGCAGAATTATGGAAGTAGCATCATCGATGATGTCAAATGCAATCAATGCCAAAAATGTAAAAGTTGATAAAAAACTTAAAATGATTGAATTACAGTTAAAAAAG